CTGGCAGTCCACCGTCGATCTCTTGAGACCAGTTCGATCCGTCGTAGGAGACCTGGATAGAGGTAGAGACTACCTCGTTGCTATCGGCACTCCACCTGACTCGATCCCACGCCGTGAAGTCACTGATCTCGCCGCTGTCGAATCGAAGCGTGATGTGGCCGCTCTCATAGTAGCGACCATCAGCCTGCTTGGCCAACATAACCACGCCTGGCTCTGTGGTCAGGTCGACATTGGAACTGTCCACCATGTAGCTCTGCCACTGAGACTGCGCCTTGACCCTGATGCTCTGCCAGCCGTCGAGGAGGTCGCGAGCTACGTCTGCCAAGTCCCAACCGTCCCAAACACGCCCGTACTGTGCGGGTGTGATGACCTGCTCTAACAGTATCTCCTCGGTCAGGGCCTTGACCGTGATTGTCTGACCTATCTCCCGGCCTGTAATGCAGCCGGTCGCTCGAAGGCTGGTGCCCTGGTAGACCTGCACAAACGCGGCGATCTCGGCGTATTGACCCTTGTCGGGGCGCGTGAGATAGCGATACAGCGGATGCTCGGGTGTGATGTGCTCGTCAATGACCTGCCTGGGGATAGTGACGCTGATCTCGGTCGCCTGATTGATGCGCCTGGTATAGCTCCACTGCACGTCGGGGAGGATCGCCTGTATCTGTCTGTCTCTATCGAGTATGCGGATGTGGTACATGATCGCCCCTCCTAATACCACCGCGGCCTATATACCAGCTCAATAGGTTTTGTGGTCGTAATCTCGTTTTCACCCGGCCGCAGCTCAAAACCGCTGGCGAACCAGCCCTCATTGACGTGATCGAGCGCTCCCGCGCCGCCCACGGTTACGGTGAAATTGGCGCAGTCGATCTCGATCACGCCTACCACACTCAGACCTGTGATGACGATGCTCTGCCCGGTCGTGGTGTTGGTCACTGTTACAGCTGCTTCAGGTCCTTCAGTTCTCACGACCGGGAACGTAGGTGCGCTGCCGCCTACCTCGATGGCCTGCGTGCCGGTGACTGTCACCGTGACCTCTGGCCCATACCAATAGGGGTCGAGGGCCACTAGCGGCACGCTCAGCGCTAGCTCCGCACCGTGGTCAATCCAGTCCTGCGGCGCGCCCTGGGGATGGACTACCAGGAATCGGTCGTGTTCACTGCGCCGGTAGACCTGGAGTGGAGCACACATCAGGAACGCCATCAGCGAGTCGAACTCCTGCTCGATCTGCGTTCGGTTCGGGTCGTAGATGCGCCCCTCCAGCGAGAACCGTCTAGCCGCCAGTGTCGACGTGCCTGTCTTGACCTCTCCAGCCCGACCAACGAGACTCTGGCTCGGAACTACGATATCGAGCGGTACGCGTTTAAGCATGATGGTCGGTGGGAGTATCTTCTCAGTTCCCAGAGCGTTCACCAGTTTGACCATCACGCACCCCTCCCTCTGCGGCCTCCGCCCAGCCTCTCGGCGAGTCTGCTCTCTATCGCGTCCATCATCTCGTTGCCCAGCTCATAGCCGCCAGCGGCTGCCGAATGTATGACGATGGAACCGGCCTCGAATACGATGTTGCCTCCACCCGCACCCACAGCGGCAAATTGCATGGTGTTGAAGTTAGGCAGCCTGGCGTCGAGAATCGAGCGGATGTCCTGAATCGGAGCGACGATAGCATTCAGGTTCGCCAGCGGCGCCATAAGGTCGGTGAGGATGTCCCGTGTCGGGCCAGTGATCTCACTGACCTGGCGACCGCTACCGGACGGTCTTGATGGAGCTGCCCCGCCTCCCGCACCTCCTGATGGAGGTGTAGCCACGCCGCCAATACCGCCGAGTTTCTGTTGCAGCTCGTTTTGGATCGCCGCTAGTGCGATCAGGAGGCCGCCGATAGCTATCCAACCCAGTGGGTTCCACATGTTTGAAAGTGCCCTGCTCACCAGTTCAGCAATGCCCATCGCAGCGACGGCTGCGGTTAGGATGTGGTTGATCGCGGTGCGGACGAACTGGAGCAAAATCTCCTCCCAGCTACCGGTACCGGTCAGCCACATGTTGCCTACGGCTACAGCCATCTTCTCGAATGCCTTGCCGATATCCTCGGCGGCTTTCATCCACTTGTCACGCAGCCGGTCGGCCTGATCCAATGCCCTCTCCGTCACAGTTGCCACTGTGCGAGCCGCGACCTCCACCGCGGGGATGCCCTGTGTGATGCCCTCGGCCCATGCCTCGACGACTCGCCGGCCGCCCTCGTCGATGTCGGAGAGCGGACCCTCCTTTGGCGGTGACTGACCGACGAGATTGTCGGCCATCCCCTGAGCGAGGGTCTCCGCCATCTCGCGGACATCGCCTTCGCTGTCATAACCGGCCTGAATCCATGAATCGACGATGGCGGTCATACCGTCGTACATGGTCTGTATCTGTTGGTTGATCTCGTCGTTGAGGATATCAGTGCGTAGTGCCGACTGCTCCTCAATTATGGCTGTCTGCTGCGTCTGAGACTGCTCGATAGCATCAGTCTGACCTGTGATGGCACTAATAACGCCCTTCACGTCGTCGGCAATCGTGGTCCCGAGGTCGCCGAACGCGACCTGGGTACCCTCGAGGGCGACTTGAATTCGTTTGGAGTTCTCCTCCAGCTTTTGTTGCAGCTCAGCTACACGAGCCTCGGATGCATCGGCGCTCTCTGCGACGGCGTCCTTCAACCCCTTGAACTTGTCACCAAGGCCGAACGGCAGCTTCTCAAGGATGCCCAACTTGTCGATCATTGCGTCGACGGCGTTCAGAACGACGGATTTCATCTCCTCGAAAGCGATGGAGATGTATAGACCTAGCTGGGTGGCGTTCGCTTTGAGCAGCTCCCAGACCGCGAGCAGTGCCGCTTTGACTTCATCCCAAGCCCTGTAGACCTCATAGGCTACCACCGCCAGACCGACGATCGCACCGACGGTCGCGAGCGCCGGCGCGGATATGCCGGCTATCGCGGGAATGAGTGTTTTCATCACGAATCCACCGAGAGTAGCTAGGAACGGGAGCAAGACACCGACTGCGGATGTAACCTTGCCGATTATGAGCGCTACCGGCCCGAGGGCCGCCGCGAGAGTAGCCACGATGACTATCGTCCGCTGCGTCTCGGGATTGAGGCTGCCTAGCCAGTCAGCGAATTTCCCGATCTCCTTCACAACCGAGGTTATGGCCGGCAGCAAGATCTCGCCGAACGTGATTGCCACGTCAGTGAGCGAGTTTTTCATCATCTGGATCTGAGACTCGGTCGTCGCGTAGCGCTGTTCTGCCTCTTTGGTCAGTGCTATGTTCTCGTCCCACGCCTGCGTCCCGATCACAACGGCGTTTGCGAACACTTCTTGCGCGCCGGCGGCTCGGAGCAGCGAGTCGCGGAGCCGAATCTCGGTGATACCCATCTCCTCTAGGACAGCTATCGTCGAGACGCCACGCTCCTCGGCGGTTGACAAACCTTCGATGAATGCGCCAATGGTGGTTACAGCGTCCTCCTTGAACGCCTCGCTGAACTCATCTGCACTCTGGCCCGTGACCGCCGCGAACTGCTCAAGGTCGCGGGCTGCAGCCATGTAGTCCTTGAGCTCAGTGCCGGTTATGCCGATCGAGGCGGCCACTTCCTTGAAGGCCTGGGCGTTCTCGTTGGACAGAATCTCGAGGTCACGCAGGCTCCTGCCGGTCTGAGCGATAATCTCGTTCGCTCTGGGGCCGATCTCAGACGCGAGCTGCATCTGCATCATGAGCTTGGAAAACGCCGAGCCTCCGGCCTCAGCCCGTATGCCTACCGAGCTGAGTGCACCGGACAGGGCCATGATCTCGGCCTCTGTCAGTCCGACCTGTGCGCCTGCTCCGGCGAGCCGCATCGCCATCTCGACGATCTCGGCCTCGGTCGTCGCCAAGTTGTTGCCGAGTGCGACGATGGTGCTGCCCAACTTGTCGAACTCGGTCTGTGGCATTTGGACGATATTGGCGAACCGTGCCAGGTTGGTCGCGGCTTCCTCGGCTGTCAGGTTGGTGGCAACGCCGAGGTCGGTCATCGTGCGAGTGAAACCAAGAATGGCCTCGGTCTGGATTCCGAGCTGGCCGGCAGCCTCAGCGACACCGGCGATCTCGGTGGCCGCTGCAGGGATTTCCTTCGCCATGTCACGGATACCCTGCTCGAGAGTGGCGAACTCTTCCTCGGACGCGTCCACTGTTTTCCTTCACTGTGTTATCCTAGAGGTTTTTTATCCTCTAGTTCTCACGGTTTCCCGTGAGGTCGGCG